CAACTGTTTATAATACTCAATTAAATTATGAGCCATCACAAATTCAATTAGCAGAAAATCAAAGTTTTCCAAGTATAACAAAAAGAAATGATGCTGTTAGGGCAAAATACACAGTTGGTTATGGTAGTTCTGCAAGTGATGTGCCAGAGATAATTAAACAAGCTATTCTTTTGACAATAGGAAATTTTTATCAAAATAGAAATAGTGTTGTAATAGGTAGAATTGCAACTGAATTACCAATGAATGTTAAATGGTTATTAGATACATATAAAGTGCAGATAGTAGGATGACAATAGGGGAACTTGACAGAAGGGTAATAATAGAAACAGTAAGCACATCAGCAAATAATTATGGTGAGCTAACAAGATCATATTCTGCTTTTAGAACAGTTTGGGCAGCAATAGAATGGAAAGGAGGAACAGAAAAATTGGATGAATCAGATAAAATAACTGGAATGACAAAGCTCCATGTTTATATTAGAAATTTAGACATGAGTAATTTATCTTTACAATCAAGATTAACTTATGATAGTAAATATTATTTTCCAAAGGTTATAAATCAAATAGAAGGAAGGGAAGCGTTTTTAGAAATAATTTGTGAAAATAAAGATTAATGGCATTATTTAGACAAAATAATAGTTTAGAGGTTTTAGGGTTACATGAATTAAATCAAATGTTTAGGGATTTACCAAAGCAATTATCTGATGATAAAATTTGGAATGCTTTTTGGAAAGAAAACTCAAAACCTTTAGTTGCTAAAGCACAATCATTAGCACCAAAAAAAACTGGACAATTAGCTGATAGCATTGGATATTTTAGAACAAAAGCAAGTAAAAATGTACAAGGTGGATATGTTGGTCCAAGAGTAAGAGGAAGGTTTGCAAAAAGAGATAAAGATTATAAAGGAACAAATAAAAAAAAGATATATAGTAAATCTGGATTTTATGGAGCTTGGATTGAATATGGTGGCGAGGTTATGTTTGGAGGTAATGCACCAGCAAAAAAAGGTAATCAAGCGTTTATGGGACCAGCTTATCAGCAAACAAAAGGCATAATGGTTGCAAATTCTTTAAGAGATGGGGGGGTTATTATGGGTAAATTAATAAAAAGCCATACTAACAGAACGAAAAAATATGGTGTTTTAGGTAGATAAAATGGAAATAGGAAAAGCAATATATAATATATTATCAACTAATAGTGATGTTAGCACATTGGTAGGCACAAGAATATTTCCAAATGTTGCTCCTCAGACTACTACATTTCCTTTTATTATATATGATGTTACTGGAGTTCAGCCAAATGATACAAAAGATGGAGCATCAACATTAGATACAAATGATGTAATGATTTCTTGTTATAGTGAAACATATTCACAAGCATCTGATTTAGCCCAGAAGATTAGGGTTGCAATGGATAGAATTAATGAGGGAACATATGGAGGTGAACAAATACAATCAAGTCAATTTCAAAGTTATAATGATATTTTTGATGATACAAGTGGTGATGCTGGAATTTATAGAAAGGCTTTAGATTTTGAAATTAGACAAATTAATCCGACAAGTTAAAAGAAAATAATATGAAAATAAAATTAAGTAAAAATTGGAGGTATGCTGGTCAAGTAATAATGGCTGGAACTGAAATGGAAATAAAGAATGAAGAAACTATTGCTTTTTTAAAAGATAATGGTTACTTAAAAGAAAAAAAAGAAAAAAAGGCAAAAGTAAAAGTTGCCGAAGAAAATAATTAATTAATATAAAAAAGAAAAAAAATGGCTATTTTAAATGGAACTGAAATAAAGGTTTATAGCTCTGGAACAACTAATCTTGTTGCATTTGCTCAAAACTGTACGTTGAATGTTAATCATTCACCAAGAGAAATTACAAACAAAGAAAGCGCTGGAAATAAAGAGATATTAGAAGGTTTAAGAGATTTCTCAATTGATGTTGATGGTGCTTATGCATGGACAGATGCAGCTGGATCTTCTATTGCTAATGGAATTGATGATGTTTTGCAAACTGATTTAATCGGTGCAAGACAAAAAGTTGATTTTATTTTTGGTGATACTGCATCACAATATGATGTAAGTTATGCTGGAAAAGGTTATATTACATCTGTTAGCTTAACTGGTGGAACAGAAGATACTGCAACTTATTCTCTTTCTATTGAGGGAACTGGCGCATTAGTTCAAACAGTACAACCATAATAATTTAGGTGAGGAGCTTTGGTACTTTTTGTTTAGTACCATTGCTCCAATCCTTACTAAACTAAACAAAAAAATGAATTATACTTTTATAGAAATAAATAAACAAAAACTACCAATTAAGTTTGGTTTTAATGCTTTGAGAAAATATTCATCTAAAACAAATACATCATTGCAAGATTTAGATAAACTTGGTGTGGACATGACATTGGATGATGCGTTGACTTTAATATATTGTGGCATTGAAGATGGACATAGAGCTGCAAAGCAAGATTGTGATTTAAGTGTTGATGATTTGGCTGATTTAATTGATGGTGATTTTGATAGTATTGGAAAAGCTATGGAAATATTAGCTGAACAAATGGGTGGTAATACTGGAAAAAAGCAGAAAGCCAAGAAGAAATAAAGGCTCTTACTTGGCAGAGATTAGAGAGGATTGCTTTTGGTCAGTTAGGCATGGGAGTAAATGAGTTTTATGATTACTTGCCTAAACATTTTTGGAATAAATTGGATGGCTTTTATGAGCTGGAGAATATAAGGGAAAGAAGTAAGTGGGAAAGAACAAGATGGCAAACTACTTTGTTACTAAACATTCAAATGGCAAAAGGTAAAAAAATAAAGCCAACTGATTTAATTGAGTTTGAATGGGATAAAAAGGATAAAAAAATAGATTACGAAAAATTGAAAGCAAAAGCTGAATATATTAAAAAAATGAGTGAGCATGGCAAATAAGAGTGTTGGTTATTTAACGGTGATGTTTGGAGCAAATCTGAAAGGGTTTGATAAGGCAATGCGTAAGGCTCAAAGAAGCATTGGTAAGTTTGGAGCATCAATGCAAAGAACTGGTCAAACACTTACAAGAAGCATCACAATACCAGTTATTGGACTTGGAGCAGCTGCTGTTAAAATGGCAAGTGATTTTGAGGAAACAGATGCTAAATTTAAAACTGTTTTTAGTAGTATTCAAAGAGAAGCAGAAGCAACAGCAAAGGTTTTTAAAAGTTCTTTTGGGTTATCAAGTAAAGCAGCAAAACAAATGCTTGGTGATACTGGTGATTTATTAGTTGGATTTGGATTTACAGAAAAAGAGGCTTTAAACTTATCAAAACAAGTTAACGAATTAGCAGTTGATTTAGCATCGTTTACAAACTTTTCTGGTGGAGCAGAAGGAGCATCATTAGCATTAACAAAAGCATTACTTGGTGAAAGGGAATCTATAAAATCATTAGGAATTGCAATTACTGAGGCTGATTTAAAATCATTTGCAGCAGATCAAGGAAAGGTATTTAAAGAATTAACAAGAGTAGAAAAGGCAACCTTAACTTATCAATTAGCATTAAAACAAAGTTCAAAAGCTGTTGGTGATTTTGCAAGAACATCTGGTGGTTTTGCAAATCAAACAAGAATATTAGCTGGAGATTTGAATGATTTAGGGGTTGAAATAGGAACAATGTTATTACCAGTTGCTCAAAAACTTTTATCATGGGCTAAAGGATTTGTTGAAAGTATAAGAGAAATGAATCCAGTTTTAAAACAAAACATTTTAAATTTTACATTGTTAGCAGCTGCATTAGGACCATTGTTATCAATAAGTGGTAGTTTAATAAAAGTATTTGCAAGATTATTTAGTAGAAGTGGATTAATTATTATGGGCTTAGCAGCTATTGTAGCTGGATTTGCATTTGTAGTAGAAAATTATGAAGCATTTAAAGAAAGATTATCTGATTGGACTTGGTGGAGAAATGCTTTAGTAGAGGCTGCTGCTGATTTTGTTGATTTATTAGGTGGTAGAATGGGTGGAGCTTTTGGGATATCTGATTCAATAAGAGATTTTAAAGTACAATCTAAAGATTATAAACATGAATTTGGAAGTTTTGCAGATGCTATAAAAAACCAAGCAAAAGGGTTAGCAGAAGCAATGGGCTTTTTATCAAATCCTTTTTCATTAGGTGGTGGAGGTGGAGATGATCCTAAACCAAAAACACACATTGATTTTCTAAAAAACATGCCTTTCAAAGATGCAATGGATAATTTTGGTAAAAAAATAGAAAAACTTACTGAAAAACAAATAGCTCTTAATGAAGCCACAAAAACTTTTGAAAATGTGTTTTCAAGTGCTATGACATCAGCTGCATATAGTCAAGAAGGATTTTTTAAATCATTTTTAGATAACTTAAAACAAGCTATAAAACAAATGTTGATTCAATTAGCTATTACAACAGCAATTAAATTTATGTTTGGGGGAGGTAAATTATCTTTAAAAGATGCTTTTGGACAAGGATTAAAAGATGTTTTAAATTTATCAAATGTTCCTCAATTAAGTTCTGGTGGGATTGTTACTGGACCAACAATGGCTTTAATTGGTGAGGGTAATGAATCTGAAGCTGTTTTACCTTTAAGCAAATTAAATTCAATGATTAATAATAATGGTGGTGGAATACAACAAGTTGAAGTGTTTGGGCGTATTAGTGGAAACGATATTTTTTTAGCAAATCAAAGAGGGAGTATAAACAGATTTAGATCAGTTTAATTATGGCATTAGCAAAACAGTTTTATAGCAGTTTTAAAAGTTATAATGATTGGGATTATTACTTAGAAATTTGGGTTGAAGGTTATAGTGGAAGTGCATCAGAAATTTCAATAGGAGCTGGAGGTCCAGTTATAACTTACGGAACTGATGAACAAGACAGATTTAGTCCAATATTATCAAGTAAGTTAGAGTTACCATTTATGGTAACAAATACAACTCAAGATGCTTTTATAAAAAATATAAGAGAACAGTTTAATGAGCAAGATGTTTATATTCATTTATATAGAGCAAGTTCAAGTGATTATAGTTCAGTAGCTCCATTGTGGAGTGGTTTTGTGCTTATGGATTTAAGTGCATCACCAGATTTATATTATCCTTATCCAGTAACATTAACAGCTGTTGATGGCTTATCATTGCTTAAAGAAATTGATTTCTCAAAATCTGGAACTGCTGGAAGTTATACAGATTCTGATATGTATTCAAACAATGGAAGATTTACATATTGGTTAAAAGAAATACTGCTTAAATCTGGAGCATCAACAACAACTCAAGGCTCTACACAAGATTATAAATTTACAACTGCAATAAACTGGTTTAATAGTGTTATGCCTACAATAACACAATCAACTGATCCGTTTTATCAAACCAAGTGTAACACTAAAATGTTTTTTAGTAAGGATTCGGATGAAAATTTTACAGTTGTTAATTGTTATGATGTACTTAAAAATTTATTAAAACATTGGGGGGCAAGAATTATATATTGGAAACACATTTATTATATAGTACAAATACAAGAATATAACACAGCCGAATCTGGAACTTATGCAAATCCAGATAATATTGACACAAGAACATATACAAAAACTGGAGCATTTGATAGTTCATCTGATAACTTAGGTGATTCATATTGGACAAGATATAATTTATTAATTGATAGTGTTGAGGGTGGCATTCAAAAATTAACTGGCACAGATTTTAATTACTTACCACAATTAAAAAGGACACAAGCTAAATTTATTGATTATGGAAATAAAAATTATTTTGGTGGTTTGCCATATGATTTAACAACTGGACAAACTGATGTAATTTATCAAGATACAATTAGTGATGTTTCTGTTGATGGAAGCATGATTTTAATAATACCATTAGATGTAACAATGGATGTTGCATATAGTGGAACATTAGCCATGTCATTAACATTTAGAATGTATATAACTGATGGCTCAACAACTTATTATTTAAGATATGATGCATCTAATACTCCTAAATATTACTGGGAAAATGCAACAACAGCAAATTTAAATTTTAAAAAAACAATATGGAGGTCTAATTTAGATAACATTGTTGGCACACAAACTAAGGTTGGTTTTCATCAGCAAATTGAATTTAAAGATGTTAGTGGCTCAGCATTAACTTTAACTGGTGATTGGGATATTTATACCGACATAGATAATTGGGGAAGTAATAGTGGTAGTTTTAAATTTCTATATGCACAAAATGGATTATTTAATACACAAGTAATTCACACACCAAGCTCATCAACTATATATTGGACAAATACATTAAATCCAAATTATCAAACTCCATTAAATCCATCTGTTATTGGGCAAACTAATCAGCCAACATCATACAATCCTAATTATTCTTTAAATCCAACAACATCAAATAGCATAGTTTCTTATACATCACAACTAAATACTAATCCATTTGAAGGTAAATTGCTTATTGTAAATGCAAGTTCATCTGGAGCTTTGTATGGTAGTTTTGTTTCTGTTAGTCCAAATCCAATAACTAAAGATTCTGAAATAGTTGATTTTGGTGATTTAATTTGGGGTGATACATTACTTGCAAGTTCTGAAGGTAGTTTAAAAGTGTGGAATGGTAGTGCTTTTGTAAAATCTAATGTTATTGGAACTTGGGGATTAGGCTCAACAAGTGGAACTAATAGTTATACAGAAATGCTATTGTCTGAATATCTTTACGGACAAACTAAAGTTATTGAAAGTCCATCAATGAGGCTTGTAATTGGTGAAACAAATAAAAATCAAAATGATGGTAGTGGCTCAAGACCAAATTATATCAATCCAATTGGTAGATTAAGAGGTTATAGTGCAACTGGGACAACTCCTTATTATATATTTAAAAGTGGATCATTTCATTTATTAAAAGATGAGGTTGATTATCAAGGTTATCAAATTATAAGAGATACACAATCACTAACAAAAACTGATGACATAATAATTGGACCAGATATTTTACAAGATAAGACAAATAAAATAGGGCAAAAAACTCCACAAACAAATACATTAGTAAATAAGCTGACTCAAAATAGTTATATAACAACTGTTTCTGCAATTAAAAGTGCCTATGGAAATGATGTTGCTGTAAATGGAATATTTGCAAGTGATTCTGGTTGGACAAAAGGAACTGGCTGGAGCATCTCAAGTAATAAAGCAGTTTTTTCACCAACTGGCTCAACAAGTGATATTAAACAAGATACTTTAACCAATGCTTTAACATATAAAATAATTGTTACATTAACATTAAGTGCTGGTGGATTATCAGTAAAAGCTGGTAGCTCTGGTAACTCAACTGTTTTAAGTGCATCTGGAACTTATGAAGTTTTTTCAACTTGTGCTGGATCAACTGATGTTATATTTGAAGCAAGTGCAGCTTTTGAAGGTTATATTGAAAAGGTTGTAGTTCAACAACAAGTGCCAGTTACAAGCATAAATATAAATGCTATTGGCACAGCTGTATTTAAAACAAATGATGTTTTAAACGTAGCAGATGTTGATGGTGATGATGTTATTGAATTTACTGTTAGTTCAGATCAAGGAGCAAGTGACACAAGTATTTCTGTTACAAGTAAATTAATTACTGAGGATATATTAGAAGGCTCAATAATATTAGTAAATCAAAATGACTTAGCTGCACAATACCAAAACAAAACAAAAGGAACTGTTGGTGGCTTTGATATAACAGCAACAAGTATTGATTCTGGTAGTGTAAGCATTGGCTCTTATATTGATGATGATACATTTGGAACAGCAAGTGCAACAAGTTTAGCAACAAGTGAAAGTATAAAGGCTTATGTAGATGGTCAAGTTGGAGCAAGTGATACTCTTCAAGAGGTTACTGATAACGGCAATACAACAACTAACAGTATAATGATTG